CGGCTGATGTTGACTTGCCTGACTGACGAGGCATGAGTGAGATACTGTAACGATACTTGTGATATGTTTCAATCAATCGTTCCTGAAACTCCCATGGATGATACAACATCGAACCCTTCGTAGGATGCTGAATGTAAAAGAAGTTATCCATGAAGTATAGATAACCAGTATCAGGGTCACAACATTTGATGAAGTCGTTTAATTCTGTTTCATCTTTGAACTTCGTTTTTACATACGGGGTTTTAACTAAGGTAGGAGTATTTGCCATATGAATATTTATTGATTCTTAGTGTACCAAAAAGTTAATAAGATATTAAGAGGCAGTTAGGGTGATATATTTCACAATCGGACCGTGATTTCCGTTCCAGTTACCTGAATCTACTGCGGATACGCTTATGGCAGCGGTGGTAATAGTACCAAACGTAGCAGGAATCTCGCTTCTGTTCAATATTAAATTAATGTCGGTAGAGTTTTGTGGTGCATTTGATAACCCTGTTGTCTTTGTGAGTACCGTTGCACCGCTGCTGTTTTTATATGTTACTGTAAATGTATATGTGTCTACTTGTGTATAGGTTCCAGCATCACTTTTTTCTCTGTGTCTAATATTTACAGTAGCCTTTAAAGAAAGTGCATTGGCTATTACGCTAGAAACATCTATATTTCGAGCTACGGTTCGTGATACGTAGGTGAAATAAAGTTCTCCGTTGTACAAAGCAACTTGGTTTGATGCAGTATATGAATATGTGCCGAAGCCGCCCGCAGCCGTCCAACCATTAGTCCCGTCAGTAAAATCTGAATTCGTAATTAATTGCATCGGCTCTTCTAATGGCGCTGATGTGCTTGTATCATTGATAGTTACAGGATCGCTAGTTACTAATATTGGTCCACTGATGCTACCTGAACGCAAGGCTACTGTGAATGTTTCACTACCTTCTGTTGTGGTATCAACATTAGGCACTACAATAAAAGAACCATAGTTGTTGTCAACGCCGAGCGCACCACTAGTTGTAGTGAAGTCGCTGCTGTTAGTTTCAATAGTCCAATAGTATTCACCGTTTGGAACATTAGTGCCGCTAGCAGTAAAGGTTAGGCCGCCACCTTCGTCAACACTACCGTCTGATGATAGCGTATAAGTCGGAGATACACTTGTGTCTGCAATAGTGATGCTAGTTGAGGTAACAGTCTCTCCGTTAATAACCCAACTTAATGTTAGTGTTTCATTACCTTCAGTTAGGTTGTCTGCTTCGATTAATATAGGTGCCCACGGGCCTACCGGCGGAGGTGGGACATTGCCGGAGAAGATGGCTGGTAACGGATCAGTGAAGTTGCCTTCAAACGGGTATTGCCCGTCAGTGCTAGAGATATTTGCTCCACTAAATTGAATGTAAGCATTTTCATCTTCGGGGATGTTCGTACCGTATAAAGCAAAAGAAATTACTTCACCCTCATTGCATGTAGTAATGATGTCGCCGGGAGTATAGTTCGAGAGGTCATCTCCAGTTACACTTCTGAACTCAATAGTGTATGATGGTTCTGGTTCACCGTCGAGCCAAGGACGACCTTCTACCAAGTCAACTAGATTATTAACAACATCGTTTCCGTCGTACCTAGTTGGTAACAATGTAATGTCGTATTCTGCACGTGGGTTTCCGTCTGCGGCCCTCTTAGTAGCAGCAAGGTCAAGTTTTGCTATCTGTCTTGCTTCTTTTGTTGAAAGTGTTGAAATGCCGTTTGCTGCCATGTTATTTTCCTACTGGCTTTTCGCCGGTTAAGTATGGTCTACTAAACCAAAGTTGGAACCATTCGTCAGTTCCGGGTCGTATATTATTCTTCTTCATTAGCTGGCCCTTTTCGTTTCCAGTAATACTGATATTACTTTCTTCTCCGATAACTTGGGGTGTGATACCGCTGAGTTTCTTTAGGTCTTCTAGCGTAGTGTCGAGGTTCTCTTGATGTGAAGGAATGGACTTGAGTTTGTCAAATCCATTCATTATTTGTTTTTGTTTCCATACATCAAAGGTCATGATGTATTTAGCAACTTACTTAATATCTAAGGGGCACTTCTTGTTAGCCATGAAGACCAAGTACTTTTCTTTCATCTGTACTTTTTCTGCACCTGCTTCTTCGTTTGCAGGAATCTCAATGTCAAACTCAATCGTATTACATGCATCGTTGCTAAAGCCAGCACGTTGCAGTAATGCATCCCATTGACGCAAGCCTAATACGCTATAGTGGTTCGCATTGTATTCATGTCGTCTATCTGAGTCTGGAGCAGGTACTTCCATGTAGAATTTACCCTTCAACTTCAACAAACGATTATATTCTGCTAAAGTGATGATTGGATATGGGCTGTGTTCCATAGCATGTCTACAGAAAATAAAGTCTACTGATTCATCATAGAATCCATCTTTCTGTGGGATGAAACTCATATCATACGCTTTGATGTTGTGACCTTTTTCTGTGCAAATCTTAGTGTCTTCTGGGCTAAGAGTCACACCAACTAAGTTAGTATACCCTCTAGCTTTCATTTCGTCTAAGAAGTAGCCAGGGCCGCAACCCATGTCCATAATCAATGCATCTTTTGCAAGATTCAAAGGGTCAACGTATTCTTCAACCATACGCTTGGTTAGAGTTCTGTGATACTCTGCTTCGCCTTCATCGTACATATGGGCAGTATATAACCACTCGTTGTAAAATTTAAGTTTAATCAGGTCTAGTGTGTTGTTAATGTCAATCATACTTCTATTTACAGACAGAAGTATAGGTTGAATTATTTTTACTTGAAGCCTTTGAAGCCCATGACAGGACTTGTTTTGTGTGTATCTTCTAATTCTTTACTTGACATGTCACCATTATTCAAGTCTTTGTACTGTGCGCCTACAGCTTTGTACGCTTGTTTAAGCATTGCTTGCTCTTCCTTAGTGTAAGGGTGAGTTGTTTTGTTCTTGCCAATCCAGCTTTTTGCAGGCATGTCCAATGGATCTTTTCCGTTAGCGCCGGCAACTGCCATACCTAAACGGTAACTAGTGTAGTCGCCGCTTACATGTTCACTGTCGCCGTATGTATTCAATCCCGTAGTAGACTGTTGCTGTCTCTTAGAAATCTTCTTTTGGCTCGACTCTGTTACAAATTCGCTTGCTCTCATTGTTGTTTATCCGCTTGATACGAGAATAGGTGATTAATCTCTAAGTTAGGTATCGGTGATACCATAAGTCTTACGTTACCGTATGCCATGTCAACGTTATATCTAGTAACTGCGTTACCAATGAACAATGTGCCAAAGACTGCATGTTGTGCTCTAATGCCGTCATTACGTTTAGAAACTTCAATCGTAGCAGTTTGACTATCATTTGTACCAACAACAGAAGATGTTACTTGGAAACGAATAGTTGAGAAACCTTCTTTAGGAAGTTCATATATTACTTGGTTCGCAGTATTGTCTTGCGTAGTGATATTAGCTGAGTTAATAGAAATACCACCGTTCAAACCGATACCACCGTTAATAGCGATGTTACCAGTCGAAGTAACGTTACCAATAGCAATCAAGTCGCCAGTAGCGTAAATGTTACCCACTTGTAAGTCACATGTTACTTGGTTGTTACCGTTCTGATAGAAACTCATAACGTTGAAGTTCTCTGCCATTGCAATGTTACCGATGTGCAATGCATCATTCTTACCTAACCATAAGTTAGAGAATCGATTAGAACTGTTTCCTAGAGCAAGTACGTTGCTGACTAGGGGAATTGTATTCATGCCGATATCTAGTTGATTATCGGGGATGTTGATTACTAGATTAGCATCACCACCGCTTAATCCGTCATTATTATACTGTACGGCGCCGTTAGGTCCACCTTGGTTTAGTAATGGAATACTAGCAAAGTTATTGTTAATCTTGTCAAAGGCGACACGTAACGGATCACCTGTACCGTCGTTCGGTAAATCGCCAAGGTTAATCACTTCTAGGGTATGTAAAGGCATGTTAATGTTCCACTTATGTTATATTTATCGTCGGCATAACCGTTTTGATTTTGCGGGAATAAATATACGTATATTTAAGGAGCATTTATGCGTAAATTTCTATTAGGATTGCTGTTAGTTGTATCAGCATCCGCTCAAGCATGGGACCAAAGAGCCCCGCTACCCGTTCAACAATGTCAAGTCCATAGTCCTTATGGATTCGCTAGTACTCAGCGCACAGCGTCAGCTATTTGCCGTGAAGGTTATCTAGTTGCGTATGACGCACCAGTTAAGATTCCAGTTTATGTAGCATATACATTAAAGCCAGAACAGGCATTAGGTTGCTTCCCTAGAACAAACGCCTTTGTAGCTGACCAATCATTGGGTGGCACAGGTGCAAGACCTGACGACTATGTTGGAACAGGATACGATAAGGGACATGCTGCTCCTGACGGTGACTTATCATATACTCAGCAAGTAGAGTACGAGAGTTTTTTAATGACAAACATGTACCCTCAGCATGGCAGTCTAAACCGTGGAATCTGGAAGTTACTGGAAACTTCAGTACGTGGCTGGGCAGTTCAACTGAACCAAAGCTATACGATATACGTTGGAGCTATGTATGGCGCCGGTGATGAATTCATTGGTAAGAACAAAGACATTATCGTTCCACATAGTTACTACAAGATTGTAATCAACAATCAAACAGGTGCTGTTGCTGGTTGGAGATTCCCTCACACTAAGCCATATGTTAACTTGGGTAATGACTTAACTGTATTCCGTAAGCCAGTTGCTGACATTATGAAAGAAGCTGGTGTTCAGTATGCTTTCCCAGCGAATGCTAAAGAAGTTCAACCAGGACAAGAATGGCCTGTGAACTTTGGTGATTTGACTAAAGCGAAACGTGCTAAGTGTGGTGCAGCAGCTAGTGCTGACTAATCACTTGCCGATTT